CGATAAAGAAGAATCAATAAAATTGTTCGACTCGGTACACCCAAATATTCGCTCAATAATAACATTGGTACGTAAGAAAATTCTTGGTTATAAAAATCAAGATATACGTCAATCGCGTGACATACAATCGAATGTATTGGTGACTACATACGAAACAATTGAAAAATTACTTCACTCCCATATGAAATGCTCTTATTGTGCAACAGATTTGGTATTGGATTATTCGTTACCACATAGTTGTAATATACACAACTCACAGTGGACACTTGATCGAATAGATAATTCTATATCCCACACATCCGAAAATACAGTCGTATCGTGTCTTGGGTGTAATATAAAAAGAGGAACAATCGATTACGATGTATTTCGCAAAAACTCAAATGGATATTTCCGAAATTGTAATAAATTATCGACCGTAATAAATTATCGACCGATTGATTGTTTGTCGGTTGATTCTTCGGTACATTCGACCGACCGACCGACCGACTGATTTCTGTAAAGTATTCAGAAATCCACTTAGACGGTTAAATAGTAGTACGGTATACACATCGAACGACTACACAAATGTCTGTTATATTATCAACACAGAATGATCTATTATTAAACACCCTCCTTATATATTACGATAAAGAGCAAAATATGAGCCGAATGGTCGATATAATAAATGGAGATGCCAATATATCTCTACGTATTATAGATTGGTTCGTTACCAATTACGCAAAGAAAAATTTTACAATATATAAGTTATCGAGTAATAAACGGTTCAAGGTATATTCTGATTATAAATTGAAACTTAAATCATATTCTAAACGACGTTTTGATCCATTTTGTCGATGGGATCGAATTACTGTTCCTTACAAAAATGGAACAGATGTCCAAACGACTCTTGGACAGTTGAATTTTTTCAAATGGGCATTTGAAAATGAAATAATTGAATATATAGAAAAAAATTATCAACAAATCGAATTGGATATGAACAGTCGTAATAGTACTGCAAAGAAGAAGATGGACATAGATGATACAAACAAGACCCGCAAACGACGAGAGGAGTTATCCGTTTCGGCAACAAAGACTGTTAAGCGCGACATAATTGATATTACTGTAGAATTCGAGTAAGAATGCGAATATAAATAAATTGATAATATTTTTAAAAATGGGGTTAAATGTATTATCCAATGTAGTTCTACTACCAAGACGCAATGTTGGGAATACTATGTATTTTTTTAATTGTATTATTCGTATATATCCACATACGGTACCATTTGACTCCTGGTAAAGATACAATTGTATATGAATTATCTGATCCATCGTATGAATTATTACACGATACGATATATCACAAACAACCTGTTAAATTTAATAGAAGTGATTGGCCGATGCAATTGACATGGGAAGAATTAATATATTCGTATGGAACATTTGACGTTGATGTAAGTATTAATGGCGGCGAAACAACTGTCTGTATACCACTCGGGTCAGTTGATAGTTTATCGAATGTAGGGGATGCAGATACGAGCGACGTTATTACAAGCGACGTTATTACAAGCGACATAGCATCTACGCATTCATCGTTATTTATTCGAAATGAACTGTTTTTACGCGATACGTGTATTGACAGTCAGTTCCGATTACTGGATTCTATACTAAAACCACCAATGTCCATCCGCCATACATACGACCTAATTGGGGCTATTCCTGGAAATGGGATAATACAAACTATAACCAGATCTTCAATGAAGCAGTTGAGTGTATTTCTTTGTACAACAAATAGTGTTGTGTTTCGTGTTTGTAGTGGTAAATACAATAAATGGTTACATACGTCGGAAACAGATGATGGATTCAGTTCGACGTCACCCATATCATTCTGGGGCGATAATTCTGGGAATGCCATATATGAGAGTGATTTCCGGAAAATACAGACGATTGATATAAAACTGAATCAAGGTGATTATTTAGCCCTTCCTGCACATTGGTGGTATTCTATTAAGTTTGATACTCCTATCGACACGTCGTCCAACACATATACCAATATAGCGGTGTTTACATATACAACAGTAATGAATGAAATGTATATACTTCCCCGCACTATACAAAAACTATTATCCGAATCTAAAGTTTAATTAATATCTACTATAAATATCGTATTTATTAATTTCAATGGGAAATATGAATTTCAATAGTTTAGACCGTGGTACCATACCATTTGTGAACTTTGAATCTGTACTGTCATTCATTGAAAGAACCGATAAGGTCGGGGGACCGACAAATAGTTCGTATGTTATTATCACCACAATACCAGAGAACGGTAATGTGGACTTGTTGCCTCGTATAAAACACACAATGAATTCAACAGATGAAGTTGTCATTATAAACCAATGTATAAAAGAATCGAAAGATATTTCTGTTATCATATACGGACTGAATAACACAGATGCATCAATATTCAAAAAACGAGAACAATTATTATCGTTTGGATTTACTAATATTCAAGTGTATTTAGGTGGATTATTTGAATGGGCGTTATTACAAGATATATATGGAGAAGATATGTTTCAAACAACCCATTCAGTGAACGATATACTGAAACTCAAATAATCAACCGATCTATTTGGATATATTACATTATCAATATTGATATTGTAATAACGATTATTGGTATCGGACCAAATAATTGACTAACTTTGATTGCACCCACCATTACCCATCGCAGCACTATTATTGGATCGCATACCCTTTGTCGCATTATCATTCTGATGCGCAACAAACGACGATATGTCGTGTTTTGGACGGGGTGGCGATACCATACATTCGACCTGTGTATCCGAATTCGACGATGATACACTAGGCGTTTGATTCAGTATAGTAGACAACCCACCATCACCATCCAGATTAACTGATTTTGGATATTCTACATCCAGGTCAAAGTATAAGTCGCCCTTGCTCGAATACGATGGGTGCTTTATTTCAATCCCTTGTCCATCTAAACAATAACGACCTGGTTTAATTGGAGATTTAGATATTATTTTTATTTCATGTCCCATTGGATGTGTTATAGTTCGAGTAAATCCAGTCAAAGACTCAAATAAATTGGTTCGAATAGGTTTTTTCAGTTCAATATCAATTGTATTATCAATAACACTAAATGTATCGGATGGTTCATAAACCACTTTGAAAATCAAACTACCAGAAGGGCGATTGTCGATGGTATCGTTTGTCATGTTTGGAAATACAAATACAATATTCTCAGGACATCCAGGATAAATATTTAAATTCACAACCTCTTGTTTACTCTTCATTGCATCGGGATTACAAATTGTGCCTACACCAGCACAGTTGGAACATTCAGCTTGTTGTTGCACAACCATTCCCAATCCAACTTGCATCATTTTTATTTCTATACCATTTCCCTTACACACTAAGCACGTAGTGATCTTTGTTTTGTCTATAATTTTACGGGTAATTCCCAGTGATTTCTTTTTTCCTTTGCACATATCACCAAGTGAGACACGTAGATTCTTTACAATATGAGATGGTTCGACCGATCGACTTGTATGCGACGATCCAAATGAACTCATTGGCATACCACCCATACCACCCATACCACCCATACTACTACCGAAAAAATTTGCAAACATATCTTCATGATTCATCCCCCCCATATCAGGACCACCAGATTGCATTCTATGTTTCCCAACTGCATCATACCGAGCCCTTTTCTCAGGATCGGATAAAACTTCATACGCTTCACCGATTTTCTTAAATTTTTCATCATTCCCATTACCTCGATCTGGGTGGTACTGGAGTGCCAACTTCCGATAAGCAGACTTTATTTCCTTACCAGTGGCGGTTCTAGATACACCCAGTTCGATATAATATTCGTCATCAACCATTTTATATAAATATAACAATTATATTTATATATATTTTTGTATAACATAAAACGTGTCAATCAGTAACAATCAAATCATCCACTACACATAAGACATTCATCATCTTTGCGCACAACAGTCGATTGTTTTTCGGGTTCAATTGTAAATTGCTGGGGTTGGTGTTTCGGTTTGCGGCGCAGATAATATAGACCAGTTTTCAGACCCTTTGACCAAGAATAAAAATGCATTGCAGTAAGGTTCTTGTAATTCGGTTCTTCGACCCATAAATTCATACTCTGGGATTGGCATATATAAGCACCGCGGTCCGCAGCCATATCAATAATGTTTCTCATTGACATCTCCCAAACAATCTTGTATCGATCTCGCACCAATTTTGGAATCGATTCAATCGATTGAACACTTCCGTGATTTCGGATAATTAAATCCTTCATTGTTGTATTCCATAACCCCAAATCAATGAGCTCGCGTATTAAATGATTATTAATTACAATAAATTCGCCTGCGATGGTGCGGCGAGTGTATATATTACTAGTAAATGGTTCGAAACATTCATTATTCCCGAGGATCTGACTAGTACTCGCAGTAGGCATCGGTGCAACAAGTAACGAATTTCTCGTACCCCATCGAACAACCGATTGTCTCAACTTGTCCCAATCATAACGACCACTTGGCGTCACCCCCCATAGATCAAATTGGAACATACCCTCTTGTAGAGGAGAACCATTGAAAGAACTATACGCACCACAAGTATCACCATCTAATTTATCCATCTCGGCTTTGGTTGGGTTTATAACGTCGAGAGCACTGGATAGGACAGACATCGATGGATTGTCATTGACAATCAACCGTTTGCGTTCATGTGGTTCCGATGAAACAAATTTCCATTTACCCGCTTTATATTCGGGGGCAATGATAGATTGGATTTTGTCTGCTCGATCCTTGGCAATACAATTAGATCTCGTCATTGCAGAATAATACATTGTTTCGAAAATATCTTTGTTTAATTGTTTCGCTTCAGTCGACTCAAATGATAAACGCATCATTGCAAATGTATCGGCCAAGCCCTGTACACCAATCCCAATTGGACGATGATTCCAATTGCTGCGCTCTGTCTTTGATGTTGGGTAGTAATTAATGTCAATTATTCGATTCAAATTTGTTGTCATTACACCGACAACTCGCTCCAATTCGTCAAAGTCAAACGTCGGATTAAATGAATCGACAAAATCAGTGTAACCATTCCAATGGACTGGTTCATTAGTCGGAGTTCCTACGTCGCTGTTACTAATATTCACCCCGCATATTTGTGGTACAGTATTTATCTCCACCCCATCTCGACACCATCGTTTATTCAATTCACCAAAAAGTTTAGTTCTCACATCGTCATCGTCTACATATACAGTTGTATACTCGATATTATTTTCATTCAAAAAACGCTCTAATTTTATACAATATTTACAATTGATTCGACTGTACACGATAATATCACAGTACGTTTTATTGTTTCTAGGTACGTGAGTTACAAACTGGGGGAGTGCAACACTCGCCAGATTACATACAGCCGATTCTTTATCATCACTATATTCAATAATCTCAGTACATAAATTACTCGATCGAATAGTCCCCAGATTCTTCTGATTACTTTTCTGATTCGCCGCATCCTTATAAAGAATATATGGTGTACCAGTCTCCATTTGGCTGTCGAGAATCGAATACCATAATTCTCTAGCTGAAATTGTTCTCACAGCCATTCCGTCGGATTCATATTTCTCATATAGAGTTTTAAATTCGTCTCCGTATACATTGTCTAATCCAGGGGTTCGATCTGGACAGAATAGCGACCACGGCTGATCTGCTTTTACTCGCTCCATGAAAAGAGAACACATCCACACGGCATAGAATAAATCTCTTGCTCGCTGTTCCTCATCCCCGTGATTTTTTTTCAAATCCAGAAACTGGACAATATCTGGATGCCATGGTTCGAGATAAATTGCAAATGAACCGTTTCGTTTACCACCTCCGTTATGTACCGTACCAATTTCAGTAACATACGATGGTTCCGATGCGGTTTTCATTTTCAAATCAATTACTATTTGGTCAGTTACGTGTTTTGACGATATATTACGGGGTTTTGTATATATGAATTTGGTAGGCGGTTGGGCGACAATCGGATCGTCGTCTGTACTGATTACATTGATATCTTCATCTCCTTCCAACGATGTATCGATTGCATAATTGGTAATTGAACAAATAGACATCA